AGTAGCAGATACAACTGCTGCTCTCGAAGCAATCGCGGCTACTAAGTCACTTGCTCCTGACGCACTTGCAGGTCTTAACAATGCAATCGCTTCACAGCGCCTTGCAATGCAGGATGCTCAGAAAGACATCACACTCACTAGCCCACTCTCAACATCATTTGCAGCATTCGACCTCGAAGCACCTGCAAAGCTCCTCACACCTCGTCCAACACCTCTCCGTAACCGTATCCCTCGCAAGAAGGGCGTTGGTACTTCTCACCGTATCAAGCGCATCACCGGTTACACAGGTACAGGTACTGGTGGACAAGGTCAGATTTGGCCTGGCGTTACAGAATCTACAACTACTGCTTTCGGTTCAATCAACTTCGAGCGTGGTTCAAAGATTTCGTACACATCTGATGACCTAATCTTGCCTTACAACTCTTACAGCCTCTCAGATAGCGTTTCATTCGATGCTAACTTCTCAGGTCTTGGATATCAGGATCTCCGTCAGTTGTCATCAACATCAACACTTTATGCAACAATGTTGATGGAAGAGCGCATGATGCTTATGGCTCGTGGTACTGCTTCAGGATACTCAGGCGCACTCTCAGCTCCAACAGCTTCTGCTGCTGGCGCAACTGCAACAGGTTCAGTAACAGCAATCACAGCCGGCACATACTATGTATATGCAACTGCTGACGCTGGTGTTTCTTCAACCGGTTTCGGTGAGTCTGTTCTCTCATCAGTTGCTTCTGCAACTACAACATCAGGTCAGGCACTTGTCGTCACCGTTACACCTGTAACCGGCGCACTTGCTTACAACATCTATGTTGGTACAACTACTGGTGCTGCTAACGCACACTTCATCGGTCGTACAACTGGTACAACATTCACAGTTGGTGGTGCTGGAACTTCCGTAGTCGGAAATCAGGCTCCATTCAACACCACCGGCGCACTCGCTACACGCGCTTCAAGCGATACATCTGCATACGCAACCGGATATGACGGAATTCTTCCAACACTTCTCGGCGCTAACGGCGGATACAATAACAACATCGCTGGCACATTCTCGAACACCAATCCGGGAACAGAATTCCAGACTGTGTTCGCTAACCTTTACAACTCAGTAAAGGCTGACCCTGATGAGATCCTTCTCAACGGAGCAGATCGTAAGCAACTCTCTGATGCAATCAAGGGTTCTGCTAACGCTAACTACCGCTTGCAGATTACACAGGATGAGACAAATGGAGTCACTTACGGCTCAGTAGTTAACGGAATCGTTAACGAAACTACCGGTAAGTCAGTTCCTCTAACTGTCCACCCATGGCTCCCACAGGGCGTTGCTCCTGTTCTTTCTTACACCTTGCCAATCCCTGATACTGAGGTCTCTGATGTATGGGCTAACTACATGGTGCAGGATTACATGGGTATTCAATGGCCTGTTACTCAGTTCGCGTACGAGTTCTCCACTTACTTCCGTGGAACATTCATGTGCGTAGCACCTGCTTGGAACGGCATCGTTTCAGGTATCACAGCTGCTTAATAACTAAATAAAGAGAGGGAGAGGGTCTAACGGCTCTCTCCCTTTTCTTAGATCGAGAGGCGAAAATGGCAAAACTAACACCGCGTGATGGATATGTGAAAACTACCGACATCAACTCGCAAAGTGGAGTAAAAACTTATCGTGCTGGTTCAGATGGCAGATATGAAGTAAATAATCCGGCACACATTAAAGCGCTAAAGGCAGAGGGCTTTACAGAGGCTAATCTTGCATTGTACGAATCAGGCGATGGCGAACGCGGCTATACTTGCACCGAGTGCGGCTTTGGCTCATGGTTCCGTAAATGTTCACGCTGCGGACACGAATCAAGCGCCCCTAAGACAGACGGAGACTAACCCATGACTGCTGTATCCCCAATCACTCAGTTTCAATCAGGGTCATATCTGACGGTTGCGGAATACAAGAATGCTCCTACCGCTATTGACTATTCCAATCTAGTCACCGGCGGCACTCAGGCACAGCAAGATGCAGAATTGGCAACAGTCATTCAGCGAGCTTCATCGTTTATCGACATTTATGTAAATCAGCCGCTTATCGCTCAAAACTTTGTTGAGCAACAGCGCACTCGCATTACGCAAGAAGGCTACATCATTATTTCTCCGGAATATAACAATGTGGTCTCACTCAACGCTTTGTCTTATGGCGTAACACCAACCAATCTCACTACTGTGGACGCTACGACTCTAGCAAGCGCATGGTTTGAGAAGGCACAGATCGTATTCCCTCTATCGCAGGTAGGGCTGACCTATTCAAGCATGGGTCCTCTATCATTCGGATTCCCACCGGCTACGCGCTCGCGCGTGTATTGCAAATACACCTATGTAGCAGGGTTCTGTAATGGCTTAATTTCGACAGCCACCGCCGGACAAAGCAATCTCACAATGATTGACCCAATCGGCTTGACTCCGGGCTGCCTCGTAACAATCTACGATGGACAAAACACCGAGCAGGTAGTAATCGCCTCGACCTACACCTACGGCTCTAACACCATTCCTTTGACCACTCCACTCAAATACACCCACGCTTCCGGAGTGGCTATCGGCAATATGCCGCAAGCCATCAAAGAGGCTGCAATTCTCATTACAACTGACTTCCTAAAGGTTCGCGGAGATAACTCGTTGACTATGGCTGTGACAACACGCGCAAGCGGAGCGACATCAACTCAGAGCAATGTCGGGTCTGATCTAGAGCTTGCCAAGCACCTCCTCAGTCCGTTTAGAAGGATGCGTTAATGGCAGCCGGTCGCGCTAATCTACGCTCAACACTTTATACATATCTGACCAATGCGCAGATAGCCGGACTCAACCAAATATTCACCTCGTTCCCTAAGCGCATTAACTTTCAGGTCAATTCGCTTCCGGGGCAACTAAGCAGAGCAGCGGTCGTAATCTTTATTCAGGGCGAGCGTGAAAAGCGCATAGCCATCGGTGGAGCGACAAATGGCTGGAAGCAAGTGGATTTAACTGTCGTGTTACAGGTATTCCATCACTCGTTACAAAATAACGCTGAAGATGCAATGGCTGATTTTGATACACTTATCGATAACATCAAAAACACGCTCCGCGCTGACCATAGATTCGGAGATTCCTCCGGAGTCTTTGTTTGGCAAGGTGCGGAACCTGCGATAGATACATTCTATGGCGAACCAACATCAACAGATGTCGGAGCTACGGAAACTTTTGCAGAGATCCGCTTTGATGTAACACAGATGATTCAAGCATAGGAGAACAAATGGCAAAGTACCAATACACAGGCTCAGGCGAGCGTGAGTTCCCTACGCTTGTTGTAACTGTAAAAACCGGAGACACTTTTGACGCACCGGATGGACTGGTTGCGGCAGATGTAGTACCAGTAGGAAAAGTAACACCAGCAGCAGCCGCACCTGCGGTTGATTCAACACCAGCAGCCGCGACTGCTACAACGCAAGGAGCGTGAAATAGTGTCAGTTCAAAATACCCATCGCTCGTATGTGGGAATCGCTAAAGAGACCACAAAGGGAACACCTGTTACACCAACAGTATTTATCCCTGTTACGGCGTCCAACCTAAAGCCTGAAGATAAATACGGCGCTCTCTACGATACAGGGCTTCGTGGCTCAAATGTAATGAACTACAATTACATTCAGGGTCGCGGTAACTCAACATTCGATTTCAGCGGCGCAGTATTCGCAGATACAATCGGCTTCCCAATCGCCGGTTTGCTTGGTGAAGATGTTAAGTCAGGCTCATCAGCCCCTTACACTCACACCATCTCTCTAAAAAATACAACCGCCACAGCTTCTGACGCTCAACCTGCGTCTTTCACATTGACCGATTACTACGGCGCAAATGTCCGCGCGTATCCGGGAATCCAGTTCCACGATTTCTCACTCAAGTTCAACGCTGACGGTCTCCTCGAATACGATGCCAAGTCAACCGGATGGCTCTCATCAACCGCCTCAACCCCTACACCATCATTCAGCACAGTTCTTCCAACACCTGTTTGGTATGGAACTGTCTCTGTTGCTGGTACACAGATTTCCAACGCGACTACCGGAAACATCGACATGAAGCGCGCTGTGACACCTATTTGGGGTATCTCAAATACTCAGAATCCTTACTCAGTATTTGTTGGCGCTCTCGAAGTAACCGGCAAGGTCAAGTTCCTTATGGAAAATGACACCCAGCTCACAAACTTCCTTACCAACACTCAGCCAGCACTTACCTTTAACTGGTCGTATGGAACCGGCGCGGCTGCCGTTCAGGTTCAGGCGACACTCACAAAGGGCGCTTACACAGTTGCTGCGATTGATCGAAGCAAGGAATTCGTAGACATCGACATCACTATCAACGCACAAGGTAACTTGACCGATTCCGGCACAATTGGATACTCCCCTATCAAGTGGACTATTCAGAACGCCGTATCAACTCAGTACCTATAAACTAGAACGCAGTAGGGGTGGGCAGGTTGATCTTTCTGCCTCGTTAGATCCCGCACCCCTACTGCCCTCTTTCTTTGCTAGGATAATCGCAAGGCAACTATCAGGAGGCACAAATGTCTAAAAAAATCACACTCCCATCAGGCGGCACAGTAACTCTCCGTGACCCATCTGAAATCAAATACAAAGATCGTAAGCGCGTTATTCGTGCTAGCGAAAGCGAAACCGGCGAACTATCAAAGGCGCTCGCTCTCGGTGATGCTCTCATCGCGGTTATGGTTGAAGATTGGTCTTTCGGAATTATCCCATCAGTAAAAATTGAAGCACTTGAAGAATTAACACCTGCTGATTATGACGCTCTTGTGAAGGCGACAGAGAAGG